TACCATTTGCATCTAAAAAACTAAAGAGTTTCTTGTTTGCATTGGTAATGGTTACTTTCTTAGAAGTACCACCATCATTAATGAGTAATTCTTCTGCTCCATCTGGTGAGGTTAATTCTGTTAATGCTGATACTTTAGTTTGTGCCATTGATTACTCCGTGATAATATAGTGAGGTGTTCCGGGAACAGAGGATTCTATAACTAGATAGTGGTAAGCCAAATGCTCCATTAGTATTTCTGTTGCAGGAGTTATAGCGGGGTCGAAATCTCTCTGCCATTGCCTTCTATTTGCCAGTACAGTTAGAAGTTTCTTTTTCTTCCAGTGCAATCTACGAACTGGTGGAAACCTTTTGACTAATGGTTTAATCTTTCCTCTAGCCATTATAACCTCTCTCTAAACTGTTGAACTCCTACACGCTGTCTATCTGCTAGACTCCTAAGTTCATCTCTGAATTTCTCTACTAGGGGTCTCAAGGTTTCAGGATGTGGTATATTAGATTTCCTTTTAATTTGACTACCTGAAGGAGTGGGTAAACTCTTACTTCTAGTCTTAGAACGTAAGTCTGTCTTGATTTGAAATAAGCCACCCATATGGTCCTTTGGACCTATAGTTTCTACCTTCTCACCCTTCTCGTGAGCTTTAGATGACGGTTCAGCTCCTTTGTGTTCTTTAGGTTTATCTTCTGTAGATAATTCAGACGCAGGTTCTTGTACATCTGTATCAACCATACCGTCCAACATTTCCATCAGATTATCTATCTCTTCATCTTGCTCCTGTGCATCTTCTACTTCATCAGGGAACTGAAGACCATTCTCTTCCACATAGGCTTGAACCTCTTCAGGACTCGCACCGGGATTCTCTGCTTTATATACACGCTCTAAGATTTCATCATATAGCCTTTTAATTTTCTTTTTGAACGCAGCGAGCTCTAGAAGACTAGAAGAGTCTTCAAATAAATTAGGACTGATTTTTCTTCTTCTTCTAGCCATATATACTTCTTATCCTTTATAAGATTGATTCATCTGACTTTCTGTCATAGATTTTCTATGTTTCTCTCTCTGATTGAATCTAGTATCATTATTACCAAATGTGGGTTTGTATTTCTTGTTTACAGAGAAGATATGTTTCGATTTAGCACCACATTCAGGACATTCTTTCTGTTCCTTTCTATCTGCAATAGAACACATACTTTCAAATATGTGTCCTTTATTGCATTTATAATCGTAAAATGGCATTTACAATCTCCCTGTTATTCCTCCGACAAGAAGAGCAAATAGAAAAATGATAATAAACATATTCTTCATTTCACTTCAATTTTCTTTGCTTTCTTATCTTCTGGTAGATTTAATTCCATATCTACTGTAAGAACTCCATCTTTGAAATTTGCATTAAATACCTTTAGATAATCCATTAATGCCCATTGTCTTGTAAAGGCTCTTTGTGCTATACCTTTATATACAAAGCTATTAGTATTCTCTGTATCATCAGCAGAATTTCCAGTGACAGTTAGAGTGTTGTCTTTTACTTCAACCTCTAAGTCTGATTTTGCAAATCCAGCTAATGCCATTTCCAGTTGGTACTTATTATCCTCCACCTTTTTGATATTATATGGGGGATATTTAGGTATCTCAAACTGAGATAAAGATGATAGTTGGTCGAATATACTATCAAAACCTACTGTTAAATTTCTAAATGGGTCGAACGTTGTTAAATTATTCATATTGTTTCTCTCCTTTATTAAGCGAGTTATTAAAATGAGATTCTCTTAATTGAGCAATCTCGGTTTGTAAAAACCCCTCCGGTTAAAGAGGGGTTTAAGGTTTAGCTATTAACTAGCTGGTACAACGTAAGCAACACCTGCTGTATTGCGTAACTCTCCAACTCCGTAAATAGTATCTGAAGTGAATAAATCACCAAGATACTGCTGCTGGTACTGAGTCTGTGAACGCACACCGACTTGTTCTGCTAGTGCAAAAGCGTCTTTATGGAAAAGACATCCTACTCGGTCTGAAGCACCACCGCCACCCGATAGGGTAGTAGTAGGACAGTTAGATGAGATAAATACATCTACACCATAGATTTGACCAATCTTGCCTGTCTTAATTGCATCGCCAGAACCAATGTATGCTTGTTCTGTGAAGCGATTAATACCTAACAAATCGTTAGCTGCGATTGGTGGGATAACTAATGAACGATTGTCCATCGGTACATCCGCATCGTCTAGTTTTAGTAGAAGTGCTCTGATTGCAATATCAGTAATATCTCGAGCATTGGTCGATAGACCGGTATATAACTCAAGAGCAGTATCACCACTGTTAATTGTATATGCAGTCTCCCAAGAATCTGCATTACTGCCACCGACTGTACCACTTTGTAGGGCTTCCCACAGAGTAGATATATCAGTGTCAACTTGTTTAGCTAAAGAATATCCTGCGTCATCCGTATAGAACTTACGAAGTGAGCTGAGTGCTTGAACCTCTGTGATATCCTCGATTAATACAGAATATTCATAATGCTTATCAATCGAAAGATTGGTTACACTATGAGTGTCACTCTGTATGTATACCTTTGTATTTGCTGCCTTAGCTGTCGCTGAACCACGGACAGGTGTAGGGATGTGTATTGTGTCTCCTTTTTTACCTTTATGATTTAAGCGTGTAACTAAGTTGGCAATTACTAGGTTCGACTTATATGCTGCAATAGTTTCATCCGACCATAGTTCTGGGATAAAATTGGCAGCAGTAGTAGTCGTTTGATGGTTAGTGCCTATAACACCTGTAGCCATAATAATTACTCCTGTATAGTAATGTTAATATTATTTGACTCTTCCTTCTGCATAGGCATTGAATATTTCATCAGATAAGTCGGCATATCTAGTAGGGTCATTCTGCTTTAATCTAATTAAATCAGCTCTCCTATATGTCTTCTTACCTGCGGTAGATTCCGATGATACTCTGGATTCGGTCTTACCAGCTTTTAGGTTCTTTTTCCTTGTGGCTTTTTGTTTCTGTTGAACTTCAGCAGTCTTATCAATCATAGAACGCTCTTTCCAGTGCGTCAATAATTCATCAGCTGCTGCATAGTCATACTTATCAGCTTGTTCAAATAAGTCAACTCTAAATTTACTAGCTTTAACCCAATCCTGAAAATTAGAATCTTGTACGATGTCTACATAGTCTGGATGAGTCTGTTCCAAATGTGCCTTGTTAGTGTCTTGCGATTGTCTAGCTTGGAACTCTTGGAACTCTCGAAACTTTGGATGATTCTCTATCAAAGAATTGACCGCTTTACTGGGGTCTTCAAAGAAATCACTCTCCGTCTCACCGTTTGAGTTTTCTGATTGTAGGCTTGTCTGTCCGTCATTTCGAGATATTTCGGCTTTGAGGAAACTATCTGATAGTTGTCTTAACTCTCCAATCTCTTGGCTCTTACGTCCAAGTTCTTGTTCTAAGTTCTGATAACTCTTAACAATATCCTCTACACTCTTACCTGAGAACTTATCTGGAATGTCTGGAGTAGTGGGTGATTCTTCTTGTGTCTCACTTTCCGCTTCCAATGTTTCTAGGGTTTCATCAGGTTGTACTGTGTTTTCTACCTCTGTATCTGCTAAATTTTCAGCAGGGTCTACTACTATACTGCTCATATCATTGCCTCCGTCCCTTTGGGATTATGAAGTTTTAAAAATGATGACGCTATAAATCTAGTTCTGTCATCGCTGTTTTTGTCGCTTCTTCTAAAACAATCATCTGTCTTAGAATTGACAACTGACCTCTAGCGAACCAGAGGTCCTTTTCATTATCAATAGAGTCTATCCGTTTTACTGATTCAGATAGAGTTTTTAATTCTTCAATTAAGTCTATCCATCCATCAGTCTCGACTAGATTTATTCTATTGTCATAAAATTCTTTATCGTCTGTTACCACGATTTATCCTTGCAACTTCTCCGTTGCTGATGCTATATTTAAGAGAGTTTCAGACTTGAGATGTTCTACTTCAGGAATATTTCTCATAGTTTCACTGTGGACATTCTCAGTATCTGCTCTTAACTTATCTATAGCTGCTAAGTCTTTCTGTAATTTAATAAACTTCTCTTGAATTACTAGTTCATTAGGTTGTGCTGCTCCTGCTTCTGCTGCATTCTTCATAGCTTTAGTCTGCTCTTCTTGAGCTTCTGCCATAGTCTTTTGTATTTCAGCTTGCATTTGCTGTAACCCTAGTTCTTTAGCCATCTGCTCCATCTGTTCTTCTTCAGGATTAGGCTGTGCACCTTGCATAAGTGCTTGTACTATCTGGTCTCTATTGTGCATACTAGAGTTTTGGAATACAGATATTAATATTATATTAAATGCTGGTGAATCTTTCGGAATAGACTGTAGTAAACTGACCATCTGTTGAGCTTCTAACTCTTTAGCCATAATTCCCATAGTAGAATAAGGTACAAACTTATAGTCTGCGACAGGATATCTAGCTTCATCAAACTGTACCTTCCTCCAGAGACATTTATTAATCATAGGGATTAAGAATGTATTCTGAAAGTTCATCAGAGTACGCTTCTGTCTCTTAATAGCAGAAGACTGTTGCATAGACATACCAGCAGATGTAGCTCTTTCCGCACTATTTTGTGTAGTATCGCTAGAACCCGTACCCATCTGTATCATATTCTGTAGACTAGCTACTTGAGTATAAGTATTCTGGTCTGTAGTTCCTAAGCTTAGAGGCATAACTGCTGCTCTAGGGTCTCCATTAGTAAGTATAGTCTTACCGGGACGAACTTCTAGTTTGACACCTCTCGGTAGTCGAGTCGCATCGGCAGCCATCATAGGTGTAGTTGTTAGTGCTA